TAACTATTGCCGGCGAATTTAGCTGTGAAACTGAAACTGATGCTCAATACTGGATTGAAGCTACAACATTTTTTAAAGCAGCAACAAAAATGTTTTATGGCGCCAGCGACAACGTTGGCAACCCTCCAGTTATTTGTAATCTGTCAGGATACGGTCCAGCAGTATTAAACAGCGTACCTGTTATAATAAAAAGTTTTAGTGTTGACCTTCCTGAAGATGTTAACTACGTTAAATGTAATACAAATTTTGGCACATCGTGGGTACCTATTGTTAGTAAAATATCTATTACAGTTTCGCCAATATACAATAGAACACGTCTAAGACAATTTAGTCTTCAACAATATGTTGCTGGAGATATGAGCATGAAGGGTTATATCTAAAATGGCAAACGTTGAAAAGAAAATCAAATATAGAAAAACCAGTCCCTGGGTGAATACTAAACAAAATAAATTGTATTTGGAATTAATGACAGTTAGGCCAGTCCCGTCAGAAAAAACTGATTTCAGATATATCCTAGAAAATCAATATCGTCATCGTCCAGATTTATTAGCTTATGATCTTTATGGAGATCCTAAGCTGTGGTGGGTATTTGTTCAAAGAAATATGGATGTAATCAAAGATCCTATCTATGATTTTGAGCCAGGTATTGAAATTTATATTCCTAAAAAATCAAATTTACAAAATTATCTAGGTATCTAATATGTGGGATGACTTTGGATTCAGCGGCGATGTTAACAACGAAGATCCTGGAATATTGAATCTACGTAGGGGAGTGGCCACGGTAGCAACAAACTTATCAGAAGGCAATTTAACCAGCATCGAAATAGACACTGAGTTTGGAGATATTGACGGAGCAATACTAAAAAATAATTACTGGAACCTTACTGGCCTTGCAACTCCTTCTACTATAGACGGTCCCCCGTTTGAAAATATCTTAGAACAATTTGCATCGTATGCTCCGCTCTGGACATTGTGTTGTCTAAGTCCCGATCAATTTAATAATCCTTATTCATATAGAGGAATACCTGGAGCATTAGAAAATGTTGTATTTTCTAGTGCAGGTAGATATGACGATAAGAGAGCATCTACTATTGTAGGTGAACCAGAATATTATGTCAATAATTTTTCAATGGATATGACAACAGCAGCCACTGAAAAAGCTGGATCAACAAACATGATATCAATGTCCTTTGATGTTTATGAACCGTATTCAATGGGATATTTCCTTCATAGTTTACAGACCGCAGCTATTAATGCAGGATACCCTAATTATAACGGAACACCTTTTCTATTAAAATTAGAATTTGTTGGCCATAAAGATAATGGACAGATGTTTGGTAGTACAGATTCTTTAGAAAAGTATTTTGTTATTCAATTTAAAAAAGTTACATTTAGTACCAACGAAGGTGGCTCAAATTATAAATGCGAAGCAGTACCTTATCACCATACTGGATTTACCAATGTTGCCCAGCAAGTTGCAACAGATTTAAAACTGCGAGGTGAAGACATTAAAGAGATGTTAATATCGGGCGAGTCTAGTTTGTGTGTAACATTGAATAGGGCTCAAGAAGAATTAGTAAAAGGTGAAAAACAAACCACAGCTGATGAATATATTATAGTATTTCCTGAAAATTGGGCCGACCGTGTAGGATTACCTGGCGAGGAAACTGGTGGTAGATGGGTTGGAGGTGATGGAGACGAAGCAATGACTTGGGATCCTACTAAACCTATTTCTGCACCATTGGTGGGTCGCACAGGACAAAACAGTTTAGATTACGGAAACGGTCCTATTGGAACTAGCAAATTAGGCTTTGGACCTAGCAGTGGCGGCAACTATAATTTTGGTTTTGAAGCAGATGTTACAGACGAAGAAACTGGATTAATTAAAAGAGGTGAATTAAGAATTGACCCTAAACAAAGAGAGTTTCAGTTTAACAAAGGTGCAACTATTCAAAATATAATTCAAGAAGTTATATTAAGCAGTGAATATGCCAAAGATGCAATCGATCCTAGTAAAATGGATGAAGAAACTGGAAGGATTAGTTGGTTTAGAGTAGACGTACAAATAATAATTGGTAGTTTTGATACTATAAGAAATTGTAGACAACGAACTTACATTTTTAGAGTATTGCCTTTTAAAGTACATTCTAGTGTATTTAGAGCTCCAACAGCTAATCCTAAAGGATACCCTGCCTTAAACAAAATTATCGGCAAAGAATACAAATACATTTACACTGGACAAAACAACGATATTATAAAGTTTGATATACAGATCAATCAATTATTCCATCAGGGGCAAATGATAACAGAAGCAGAAAATAGCGGAGATGTAGCTAACAAACCACTTAATCAATCATACGAAGATCCTGATCAAAAGATGAAAAATGTCTCTACGGGCGATGTAGAAACAACTACAACTCCAGACGCTAGTCCGTCATACGGTGATTTTGCAATGACTAAAATTACCACCAAAGGCGGTCCCGGCGCTCAAACTGTAGCAAGGCGTGTTGCCGAAGTGCTTAAAAATAAAATTTTAAAACAAGGCACCGGCGACATGACAAAAATAAATTTAGAAATTATTGGCGATCCTTACTGGATAAGCGATAGCGGAATGGGAAATTACCTAGGAGACATCTACGACGGCCCTAATGCCGGCGGTGTTGATGCTATGAGAGATGCTGCCGGTAGTTTAAATTATCAAGGCACTGATACTTACATTAGAATAATTTTTAGAACTCCAGTAGAACCTAATCTAGGAACTAGTGGACAAGGCGGTCTTTATAATTTCCCCCCAGGTGAAAAAATTAATCCCTACAGCGGAATTTATAAAGTTATCAAATGTAACAACAAATTCAGCGACGGGAAATTTATACAGACATTAGAAGCTACACGCATGCCAAATCAACCATGGGACTATGATCCATATAAAGGGGCGAGCAAGAACCCGTATGGGATTGATATATCACAAGAAGACACTATTGACCTTTCTCCTAATGGCGAAATGTCTAATGATGTTGATTACAGTGATTTATTTGGTATAGATGCTGGCGGTTTAGGCCCCGGATATACAGATGAAGAAATTGCACAGAACAATGCTGACCTTGGTGATTGGGATGGATAAAAAATGGCACAAGTAAAAAGAGAATCAGCAAACGCCGCATCAGACATATCTGGCGGCCCGTTTTTAGCTAAAGTTGTAGGGCATTTAGATCCTAGCTTTATGGGTGGCCTAGAAGTTACATTATTAAAGAAAGATGGTAATAGTGTAGGCGATGGCGGACAAACTTACGGTGTTCGTTTTTCCTCACCATTCTTTGGTCAAACAGCGTTTGAATTCCAGGGTGAAAATAAAGACGATTTTAATGACAGCCAGAAAAGCTACGGTATGTGGTTTGTCCCGCCTGATGTTGGGGTAACTGTTATTGTGTTTTTCATAGACGGGGATCCCAGCCAAGGTTTTTGGATGGGCTGTGTCCCAGATAGATTTACTAATCACATGGTGCCTGCAATTGCTGGGTCGGATGCTGTGGAATTTGCAGAAGGTGATGCGGAGTATTATGATGTTGATAATGTTCCAGTAGCAGAAATAAATCGTAGAGCTAACGACCTTGAAGAAGGCATGGAAATAGATAAAATTCCTAAAGCAGTTCATCCTTTTACTGACCACCTAAGAGAAGAAGGCCTGCTTGCAGACGATGTCAGAGGAGTTTCAAAGAGTACAGCTCGTAGAAATGTTCCTAGTAGTGTTTATGGAATTTCAACACCCGGCCCGCTCGATCGTAGAGACGGTGCTAAAAAATCTTTTATTGGCAAAGTACAAAGTCAAAGTCCGACACCTGTTCCTGTAAGTCGTCTAGGTGGTACACAATTTGTTATGGATGACGGTGATGACCGTTATCAGCGCAGAACTAATGCCAGTGAAGGTGGATACGATTATGCAGACACACTAGGAGGTGATAGCGGTGAACCTGCTATTCCTAAAGATGAATATGTAAGACTGCGTACACGAACAGGGCATCAAATTTTAATGCATTCTAGTGAAGATTTAATTTACATAGGCAACAGTAGAGGAACTAGTTGGATTGAAATGTCCAGTGATGGAAAGATTGATATTTTTGCAGAAGATAGTGTTAGTATACACACCAAACAAGATTTTAATTTCTATGCCGATCGTGATTTTAATTTAGAAGCTGGCAGAAATATCAACATGAAAGCATCTGCTGTACATGAAACAGGAGGCGGCAACTTTCGTGTAGACACAGAAGCCAATACTAGATTTTTTGTCAAAGGCGATACAAAAATTACCACAGAAGGTGAAGTTCATATTGCTACACTTATGAGCAATCATATAACTTCTTCAATGGACAATAATTTTAAAAGCATATTGTCAACTTATATTCAGTCGAGTACAGATACTCATTTAAAAGCTGGAACTAGTATTAACATTCAGTCTGATACAAGCATGGATATTAAGTCGGGTGATGCGATGCAGGTAACAGCAGGAGGCGACGGAAGCTGGGGAGCTGCCAATTTAACATTCACCGGTGGCGCTATTAACCTAAACGGACCCGAAGCAGCAGACGCAGCAGAAGCCACAAAATCAACCGCAGCCACTCCTACACTAGCACTAGGCATTACAGGAAATATAGTAATAAATCCAAATCAAGCAGAATGGATCAGTGATAGGTACGATACGTATACTCCGTTAGACAGCATTATGTTTAGAATACCCATGCATGAGCCTTGGCCTAATCATGAAAATTTAGATCCACTTTCTTGGAAACCCGATCTAACAGATAGAGAGCAAGCTGGCGGCGGCGAAGACGGTCTAGCAGCAGGTGGCGATGCTGGTGGCGATCCACCACCAGAGGAAGAATAAAATATGGCAAAATTATACAATCAACAATCAGTGGCAACTAACAAAGCCACAACAGCTCAAACAAGTTCTAGTTTTACCTACAGAGGATTTAGCTCTAATGAAGTAAAAAATAACTTTAAACTCTATGATATCAATTTAGTTAAACGAGATTTAATGAATCATTTTTATATTCGTAAAGGTGAAAAATTAGAAAATCCTAACTTTGGAACTATTATTTGGGATATGCTGTTTGAAAATTTCACACCCGAAATTAAAAAAATGATCACAGAGGATGTGCAACAAATTATTAATTACGATCCACGAGTTAAGGTTAATTCGCTGACTATTGATACTACAGATATGGGAATCCGTATACAAGCAGATGTAGTTTATTTGCCCTTTAATATCAATGAGCGTATGACTTTTGACTTTGATAAAAAGAATAATATTGTTAACTGACCACTTTATTTTTTAGGGTAAATATGATATCAGGGCGTTAAAATGACAACTACTACAAGACAAACAAATTTAATTATCAATCAGGATTGGACAAGGATCTATCAGACCTTTAAAAATGCTGACTTTAAAAGCTACGATTTTGAAAATCTCCGTCGTGTTATTATCACGTATCTGCGTGAAAATTATCCAGAAGACTTCAACGATTATATCGAAAGTAGTGAATATCTTGCCCTGATTGACGCGGTTGCTTTCCTTGGTCAGAGTCTTGCTTTCCGTATTGATCTTGCTAGTCGTGAAAACTTTATTGAATTAGCTTCTCGTAGAGAAAGCGTCCTTAGAATAGCTCGTATGTTGAGTTATAATGCTAAGAGGAATATTGCCAGCAAAGGTCTGTTGAAGTTTGATACAGTAAGCACAACAGAAGCACTTCTAGATGCTAACGGAAAAAATCTAGCACGTCAAACAATTATTTGGAATGATCCTACAAACGCCAACTGGAAAGAACAGTTTGTTGCTGTACTAAATGCAGCAATGGCAGATAATACAGAATTTGGTCGTAGTCAAGGTAACGCTATAATACAGGGAATTCCTACAGACCAATATCGTTTCCGTACAGCTAATAGAGATGTTCCTATATTTTCCTATGAGAAAAATGTTGCCGGCCGCAGCATGCCTTTTGAACTAGTAAGCACAGCATTTAAGGGCAGTGAAGAAATTTACGAAGAACCACCTGTTCCTGGAAATCAAATTGGATTCATTTATAGAAATGACGGTAAAGGAACATCAAGCCCTAACACTGGATTTTATTTTATGTTCAAACAAGGTAGTTTAGAACTTGCTGACTTTTCAGTAGCAGTTCCAACTACAAATGAAAAAGTTGCAGTAGATGCTAATAATATTAACAATGACGATGTTTGGTTATTTTCTTTAGCATCTAACGGTGCGCAACAAGATCAGTGGACCAAAGTTTCAGCTCTTACAGGAAACAACATTGCTTATAATTCTATAGAAAAAAATATTAGAAACATCTATGCAATATCTACAAAAAACAGTGACAGAATAGATTTAATTTTTGCTGATGGAGTTTATGGAAACTTACCTCAAGGGCCGTTCCGTGTATACTATCGTACAAGTAATGGTTTATCTTATAGCATTTTGCCTAATGAAATGAGAGGAATTAATATTAATATTCCTTATGTAAGTAAATCAGGTTCTAGACAAACACTTAGCATAAGCATGAGTTTAAAATATACAGTCAGCAACAGCGTTCCTGCTGAAACAGTTGAAAGCATTAGAACAAAAGCACCTGCACAATACTATACACAAAATAGAATGATCACTGCGGAAGATTATAATCTTGCACCGCTAACTAGCAGTCAAGATATTTTAAAAGTTAAAGCTGTTAACAGAACATCTAGCGGTGTTAGTCGTAATTTTGACATTATTGATGCCAGCGGAAAATATTCTAGCGTAAATGTTTTTGCTGATGACGGATTAATATACAAAAAAGAAAGCGAAAAAAGCCTAGCATTTAAACCAATTAATAGAATTGACTCAGTTAATTTTATTAGAAAGAGTATAGAACCTTTGTTTACCAGCACAGGTGTTTATAATTACTATTTTACAAAATACGATAAAATCTTATTCACTGACACAAATACAACTTGGACACAGATTACCAACGATGTAAATGAAAGTACTGGATACTTTTTAAATGCTATTGATTTGACACTGCAAAAAGTAGGCGGGTACACAACCAATACTTTAAAATATGTAACCTCGGGTTCGTTGATAAAATTTATACCTCCTGCAGGAAAAAGTTTCAAACGTGGAGAATTGGTAACAACTAATGCATTAGATCCTGATCAAACTGATCGCATGTGGACAAAAATTATTAGAGTTGTTGGTGACGGTACAAATGCTAATCGAGGTGTATTGAGCACAGGCAAAGGTCCAATTGTTTTCAATGACATTATTCCAACAGGAGCAATTGCATCTAGGATTGTACCTAAGTTTGTTAATAATTTACCTGATGCATTAGAAACACAAATTGTTAATCTTTGTGCAGAAAATAAAAACTTTGGTCTAAGATTTGATGTAACAACATCCACCTGGAAAATTATCACAGCTCCTAACATTGATGTAGTTAATTCATTTGCATTGGGCAAAGCAGGTGACACAACTAACAACAACGTTGACACTAGCTGGTTGTTGTCATTTACAAAAGAAGCCGACGAATACAAAATTCGCGTAAGAGTGTTAAACTATATTTTTGGTAGCCTAGAACAAAATAGATTTTATTACGATTCCGGACAGAAGATCTACGATAGTAAAACTGGAAAAGTAATTAAAGATCAAATTAGAATTTTAGGTATAAATCCTAAACCTACAGATACTGTGCCTATCAAAGAATCTTTGATATTTGAAGTAGATGACTCTATCAAATATGAAGATGGGTTTCAAAGTGCAGAAGAAGTGCAGATTGCATTTTCTGATAGAGATGATGACGGTGTAATTGATAATCCTGATTCGTTTGAACAAATTGTTGGCAGCGATCAAGATTTAAAATATTTGTTCTTTGTTGAAAGCAAAGATACATTTGGTAATATTGTCTACAATTATTTTGATAATAGTCAAGAAGTTATAAAAATAAGACAACAGGAAAATGCAGTTAGTGTTACAGATTTTAATGACAGAGATCTAGTATATTTTTACGACAGTGCGGAAGATCGTGTTAAACGTGTAGATTACGCATCAAATTCATTTATATTAGAATCTACATACAATGCTAACATTGGCAGATCAAGATTAAATTTTCAATATATTCACAATGCTAATGTAGATCGTAGAATTGATCCTAGCGTTAGCAATATCATTGATGTTTATCTATTAACAAAATCTTATGATAACAGTTTTAGAAAATATCTATCCGGTGGCGCTGTAACAAAACCTGAAGCCCCTAATAGCGATAGTTTAAGAATAAGTTTTGGTAATGCACTAGGTGAAATTAAATCAATCAGTGATGAAATCATTTATCATCCTGTAAATTACAAAGTTCTATTTGGTTCAACAGCAGAATATGCTCTCCAAGCACAATTTAAAGTAGTTAAGAATCCTAATAAAACAATCAATGATAATGACCTAAAGGTAAGAATTGTTTCTGCCATTAACGATTTCTTCGATGTAGCCAATTGGGACTTCGGAGATAGATTTTATCTAGGCGAATTAATCACTTATATTACCAATGCAGTTAGCCCGGATCTAAGTAACTTAGTAATTGTTCCAAGGCAACCAACACAGAGTTTTGGTAGTCTTTTTGAAATTCAAAGCGCCACAGATGAAATATTTGTCAGCGGCGCAACAGTAGATGACATTGTTATTGTAACCTCAATCTCAGCATCAGAGATTCGTGTAAGTGCATCAGGTATCGTATCATCATAATCAAGGTATAAGAAATGGCAGATCAAATTTTTCCTCAAAGTGGACTTCCTATTAGAAGAACCGTTGACCTATTGCCTCAGGTATTTAAAACAGAAACCAATGATAAATTTATGGCTGCTGTGGTCGATCCTTTGGTTCAACCTGGCGTCTTACAAAAAACAACTGGGTATATTGGTCGTCGTTGGGGGAAAACATATAACGCTTCTGACATTTATCTTGATGATGATACTACTTTAAGAAGCAAATATCAGCTTGAGCCTGGAGTAGTAATCAGCAACGAGCAAGGTCAGGTTGAGAATTTTTATGATTATATTGATTTTAAAAATCAATTACAATTTTTTAACAACTATAATGAACGCGATGATAAAATTACCAGCCAAGAACACTACAGCTGGACTCCTCCCGTTGAATGGGATAAGTTTGTAAACTTTCGTGAATATTATTGGGTTCCTAACGGACCTCCTAGCGTTAAGGTTCTTGGGCAAGGTAATGACATTGTTAGTACCTATAGAGTAAGACAAGGTACTACCTCTACTTGGATTTTTTATCCCGACGGTCTAACAAATAACCCTACGATTACTTTGTATAGAGGACAAACTTATAAATTTAATGTTAACAGTCCTAGAGAAGGTTTCTTTATTAGAACTGCCTATGACACCGGTAGTTTAAAATATAGACCAGAACTTCCTTATATTCCAAATCAGCTAGCAGTATATGACGGCAAGTTGTGGAGAGCAAAAACCTACGTTAATGCCAGCGTTGACGGAACAATCACAGAAGGTACAGATTGGGAAATAGTTGAAGATAGTGTACAGACATCTAAGTTTGATTATTCGTCAGGAATCACAAATAACGGTACAACTAATGGCACAGTTACATTTGAAGTTCCATATGACTCTCCTGATATACTTTATTATCAAAGTGCAATTAATCCTGATAGGTTTGGTAGATTTTTAATTCAAGACATTGACAGCAATACCAGTATTGATATTGATAAAGAAATTATAGGAAAAGAAACGTACACAAGCAGCAATGGGGTTGAATTCACTAACGGACTAATTGTAAGATTTGGCGGAAATGTTACCCCAAGAAAATATTCTAAAGATAATTGGCTAATTGAAAAAGTTGGACGCTCTATAGAATTAATTAAATTTTCATCATTAGAAGTTCCTATCATTACAAGTCAAGTCCCAGAAGTTATTTTTGATAATGCAGGATTTGATACTGATCCTTTTGATGATGCAACGGCCTATCCCGGAGAAAAAGATTATATTACTATTTGCAGAGCAAGTATTGATAGTAATCCTTGGTCTAGATATAATCGTTGGTTTCACAAAGCCACATTAGAACAGGCCCACAAACTTAACGGCAGTGATTTTGAAGCAGGGGATAGCTTTAGAGCCAAACGACCAATTATTGAATTTAGACCTAATCTACAATTATTCAATCACGGCAGCGTTGCAAAAACTCCGGTAGATTTTATAGATACCTTTACTACAGATGTGTTTTCAACAATTGAAGGTAGTGAAGGTTACAGCATTGACGGAGAGTTTTTATATAACGGTGCAAGAATATTAGTAATTGCAGATACTGATACATTGGCAAATAATAAAATATACCAAGTTAGTTTTATTACTCACAACAATCGTAAACAAATAGCATTAAAATCTGTAGACGATTCTGAACCTTTACTAGACGAATGTGTACTGATACGATCCGGCAATGCTAATAAAGGGCTAATGTATTATTTCAACGGAACAAACTGGGTAAGAAGCCAAGATAAAACTAAAGTAAATCAAAGCCCACTGTTTGATATATTTGATGTTAACGGAGTTAGTTTTGGCAATTCAGATTCCTACCCAGTTAGTACATTTATTGGAACACCCATTTTAGAATATAAAATTGGCAATAGCGTTGCTGACAGAGAATTGGGTTTTAGTTTAGATTATCTAAACATAGACAATGTTGGTGATATACAATTTAAGTTTAATCTTGATTCTGATTCATTCACTTATTCGTTAAACCAACAAACAATTCCAATTAATCTAAACACTGGATTTTATAGATTTAACCCGTTGGATGACTTTGGAAATTCGTGGACTACAACAGATGCCGAGTATTTGCAACCGATATTAGATAGTAAGATTATTACAGACGTAACAAATTCTGTAACACTGACAACAGTAAATTGGGAATTATTTAATGATGCTAATTCTAAAATTTTATTTTACTTAAACGGAACACATTTTAAAAATAGCTATACACGAGTAGAAGGAACATTCACTTTTGCAAATAATTTTTTAATAAATGATGTTCTTTCAGTTAAAATTTTTACAGATTTAGATCCTGATCAAGGATACTATGCAATACCACACGGTCTTGAAAAGAACCCACTAAATGCAGAATTAAAAACTTTTACATTAGGACAGGCTATTGATCACCTTAGTTTGGCTCTTGATGTTGATGATAGATTTACCGGAATTTATCCTGGTAACAGTAATCTTAGAAATTTAGACGGGTATCAAAATAAAGCCACAAGATTTTTAAAACACTCTGGAGTAGCACCTCTAGCTATCGATGTTCTTTGTGACAAAAATACTAATCTTATTAAATCTCTAAGATATAATTCTAGATCTTATTCAACATTTAAAAATGAGTTTATCACTAGAATAACAGAAACAATGCCTGAAGATAATGTTGCAGACTTTGTAGATACCGTTATATCTAATATGGGATTAGCCAAAGATATATCAAATCCTTTCTCCGGTACTGATATGATCGGCAGTGGCGCCCATACTGACATCGACTATACTGTTGAGGATGAAGGTATTAAAGTATTTGCTCTAAGTCAAAAATTTAATTTAACAGATCTCAGCGATAGAGCAGTTTATGTTTATCTAAATGATGTGCAACTTATCAACGGATCAGACTATACATTTGACGATACCTTTGGTTTTGTAAGATTATCTGCGACATTATCGGAAGGCGATTCTATTAAAATAAAAGAATATGTTTCTACCGCCTTTAACTATATTCCTTATACCCCTACAAAATTAGGTTTATATAAAAAATATCTACCACAGAAATTTCTTGATGACACATTTCAAACACCTAGAGATGTAATCCAAGGTCACGATGGCAGTATCATTACTGCATTTGATGACTATAGAGATGATGCTATTTTAGAATTAGAGCGTAGAATCTATAACAATATCAAACAAGAATACAATCATACATTATTTGACATAGATGCAATCTTCGGCGGATATTACGGAAATGCACTCTATACCAAACAAGATTTGGATGCAATTGTTGCCCCAGACTTTTTACGTTGGGTATCTAATACCGATATAGATTATACAAATAATGATTTGTACTTTGACAGACAAAATAGTTTTACCTATACCTATAGTAATATGACAGACCCTACAGGTCTAAAAAATCTTCCAGGCTACTGGAGAGGCGCATATCTATGGTTTTATGATACCTCTCGGCCACATACCTGTCCGTGGGAAATGTTAGGATTTAGTGAAAAGCCCGTATGGTGGGAAAGCGAATACGGACCTGCACCATATACTTCTGGAAACTTAATACTATGGGAAGATATTAGTCAGGGTATTATTCGTCAAGGTCCACGTGCAGGCACCTATGATCGATATGCTAGAAAATCAATATTGAGGCATATCCCTGCTGATGGCGACGGCAAATTGTTAAGTCCTTTAGACTCTGGTATGGCTACAAACTTTACCTTGGTCAATAATAACGGAGATTATAAATTAGGCGATATTAGTCCTTCGGAATTTGCATGGAGAAGTAGTTCAGAATGGCCATTCTCTGTTATAGTAGCATTATCATTATTAAAGCCCTTTGAATTTATCACTGACAACTTTGATAAGTCTAGAATGACTGTTAATAAATTAGGACAAACTGTTTTTAGTAGCACCGGAGTATTTGTTAAACTTTCAGACATGAAAGTTCCTACAGCAGATGGGATCAAAGTATCTGGCTTAATATCTTTTATCTCTAGTTATATAAAAAGTAAAAATTTAGATCCTGAACAGTTAATAACACGTATTAATAATTTAGACGTTAGAATATCGTCTAGAATTTCTGGATTTGTAGATCAAACAGAACAAAAGTATTTGTTAGATAGTAAAAATCCTAGTTCAACTTCCAGCAGTATCTATGTTCCTAATGAAAACTATGATATTATTTTTAATATTAGTTCCCCAATTGCTAGTCTTGTTTATAGCGGAGTCTTGGTTGAAAAATTAGCAGAAGGCTGGAAAGTAAGAGGATATGACAATCAATTATCGTATTTTAATTATTTTGAGGCTATTGCCAGCAGCACTGATCCTTTAACTAGTGTTGGCGGAGTTAGCGCAAAGTTTTACGATTGGGCCCCAGACAAACTTTATAACAACGGTGATATTGTTAGAACTCAAAATGTTTACTATCGTGCTTTAAAGTCTCATACTAGTACTAGTACATTTGATAAAGCATTATGGAAAACCCTGCCTAAGTTGCCTGTAGTTGGCGGTGTTGACGCTTATTTTAGAAAAACATTTAACAAACTTAAAACTAAAAAAATGTATTACGGCACAATTTTAACAACTGTGCAAAGTGTTGTAGATTTTATGTTAGGTTATGAAGCCTATTTAAAGTTTATAGGATTTAATTTTGATCGTTACAATTCGGAAACTCAAACAGCATACAACTGGCAAACTAGCTGTAAGGAATTTTTATTCTGGACAAAACATAATTGGGCTGTAGGCAGTTTACTAACACTAAGTCCTAGTGCTGAAGAAGTTAATGTAAACATACTAAGTGGTGTTCCTGATAATTTATTTGATAGCTTTTATGACTATGAAATTTTTAAAAGCGACGGAACTCCATTATTACCTATCTTCTTAAACATCAAGAGAGATTTTCAAAAGGTAGCTGTTAGCACAGTAAATACCAACGATGGTATATATTTCTTAAAATTAAATTACGTATTAAAAGAGCATGTTGTACTGTTTGACGACCGCACAGTTTTTAATGATGTTATCTATGACAAGACTACAGGGTATCGTCAAGAACGTATTAAAAGTCGCGGATTCCGTACAGTTGACTGGGACGGCGATTACACAAGTCCAGGATTCTTGTTTGATAATGTAAACATTCAACAATGGAGTCCTTATACTGATTATAGATTAGGTGATATTGTGTCGTACAAATCTTATAATTGGGTAGGACTACAAAATCAACAAGGCTCAGAAACATTCAACGATGCTGTTTGGTCAAAATTAGACACTGATCCTAAGAAAGGTCTAGTTGCTAATTTTGATTATAGGATTAACCAATTCCAGGACTATTACGAATCTGATGCAGACGGTCTTGGCTCTAGTCAACGTGACCTAAGTCGACATGTCATAGGCTATCAAACTAGAGAATACCTACAGGCCATGGCTGAAGATAATGTTAGTCAGTTTAGAATCTATCAAGGATTTATTAGAGAAAAAGGGACAGCTAATTCTGTTACCAAAGTATTTGAAAAATTAAGTAGAACTAATAGTAGCAGTGTAGAACTTAATGAAGAATGGGCATTCCGTGTTGGTAGATTGGGCGGCACTGATCAAGCAATAGAAACAGAATTTAGAATTCATAAAAATGATTTAAAATTAAATCCTCAACCGATTTTATTAGCCCCAGTTGACATCGCTAGTGATATATTAGATCTATATCTTCGCGTACCAGTAAATGATTTTACAATTGCAACAGCTCCATTTAACAAAGACATAAATCCTGTTAAAAAATATACATTAACACCTAGAGTTGCAGGATATGTTAATGTATTTGATGTTGACTATATTCTTCCTACACGTGATGATATACTAACTCTTGACAATACTACATTTAAAGAAAATACACACATCTGGATAACATTCGATGAAAATTCTTGGGCAACGTTGAGATACAATGTATCCCCACTACTAGTTGTAACCAGTGTTGCAACAAATAAAACTAGAGTAGAATTAGGTTTTAATAGGAATCACGGATTGTCTGTTGGTGATATATTTGGTATTAGAAATATAGAAAATATCACAGGTTTTCATAAAATTACTGAAGTGCCAACTACTAGTTCTCTCGCCATCCAGGTAGCAAAAGGACCATCAGATAATTCTTTTGATGCTAGTACCATTGTAAATCTTGAACTGTTTGCAGAATCCAGATTTGATTCTTACCAGTTATTGGATCCGGATCAAATTGCGGCCCTTACTACAGGTGCAAAAATTTGGGTTGATAACAATGGATCAAATAGGTGGGAAGTTATTGAAAAACAAAAACAATATAATGTTACTGATCTTGCAGAATACGGAATATCTGCACCAAGACGTAACGGTCAAGCAGTAGTTTATTCAGATAGTTTAGCCCAAACAATCTCATCAATGCCTAGTAGCAATATGGTTGTTGCTTACATAGAACGAGCAGAAGGATTAAAACCTTTTCAAACATTGCTTAAATCTAACAATATTTCTACATCCGGAGTATTCGGAGAAACACTAGCAATTAGCCCAGACGGTAAATGGTTAGCAGTAGGCTCACCAAATGCTGACACAGTTACATCTGATTATAAAGATATATTTTCTACTTCCGCATCATACACAAAGGGGGATATTGTATTATATCAAGGCAGATTATGGAGAGCTAAGATTAATCTTATTGGCGACGGTAGCACAATAAATTTAGCTACAGATGATTGGGAACCTGCAACAATCCTTACAGCTAATATCAATGGAACTGGGAATGGATATAAAAAACAAGGTGCAGTAACCATGTATGAATGGAGTGGACAAAACTGGGTAGAGAAATTTACTTTTATTAGTCCCCGTCCTAACGGAAATGAAAATTTTGGTGAAAAGATTGTGCTTGGTGTAGATTCTGGAAATTACTACATGGCAATATCTGCTCCTGGTAATAATGACACGCCCGGTAAAGTTTACCTATACAAGTATGCTCCTATAACAGAAGATAATTCTCAAACAATTACATTCTCTGTTACCGTCGGCCCTGCTCAAGGTCTTGATACAGGATACAAGTATTATATCAATGATCAATACTGGCCCGACCTAACATTCGAAGTTGGAAACACTTATATCTTTGATCAAACAGATCTAAGCAACGTTTATTTTCCTAATCCGGTAGAAGGAACTGTTACAAATAAGCATCCTATTAGTTTAAGTGCAGATAGTCTAAATGGTTCTTTAGATATCGGTGGAACTTTATATACCACAGGTGTTACATATTATCTAGATAATCGACCAGTCACACAGGTTCAATATGTATCTGGTTTTGATGTTGCAACAACAAGATATGTTAAAATTGTTGTAACTGAATCTACAGCCGGATCGTTAAATTATTATTCTTTAGCGTTGCCATTGAATATGGGCAAGAGAATTTTTAAGAAATATCCAACTATTGCTAAAGAATGGCAGTTTGATCAAAATCAAAATTATCGAGGAGTTTACGATTCTACAGGTGCTACTAGATACGAAACTGGGTCGATAGTATGGCATGATAATGCGTTGTGGCAATCTTTGGAAGATCAAAACGGTGACGGCAGCACAATTACCACCGACTCCGGCCAATGGCAAAAACTAAACCCGTTACATACACAAAGTTCGTTACCTTCCAATCCTGCTACTACTGATAATGATTCTACAGTTATATTAGCTGAAGGTTTATTATCGTCAGGTCAATTAGCAGAACTAGTTAAAGAGGGAGACCGATTTGGTTCAAGCCTAGCTATGAGTAGAGACGGTTCAGTATTGGTTATAGGAGCCCCGCTAAGTGACGGTCAATATTTCGCCAACTATCAAGGAACATGGAGTGGTTATCAAGAATACAGCGAAGGAGCAGTTGTCAAATATAACAAAAATTATTATCAACTTACTGATCCTGGAACAGATTCTTCTTATAAGAGCTACAATGAAACTCCGTTAGCCGCTCCATGGAGTTTAATATCAGCACAAGCAACCACAATGTCTGGCAAAGTATACATTTATCAAAAAAATATCTACGGACTTTATAACCTAGTACAAACAATCAATGCTGAGTCTTTACCTGCTATCAGTGATACAGTAGCTGATGAAAGTATACTGACAGGCGATCTGTTTGGCTTTGCAATTGATATAGATTATTCAGGAACAACCTTAGTGGTATCTAGTCCTAAAGCAGATATCAGTTTACAAGATCAAGGAGCAGTATATGTGTTTAATTACGACACAGATTCTACAATTCCTAAATTTAGATTAAAACAAAAACTACAAAGTTTTGAAGACTTAACCAACGAATATTTTGGATTTAGTTTATCTATCAGCGAAAGAACAGAGCGTATTGTAGTAGGTGCAAAAAATACTTCTTATGTAGTGCCTACACTTTTTGGAGGAACTAGCTTTAGTGGAACCTCGTTCTCTGAAACACTAGGCTATCACGGTGATGTTTATGTGTTTGAATTAAAAGATCAAACTTATCTACTCTCAGAAAAATTACAAGCAGATTTTGGAAGTAATGAAGCATTTGGCTATTCCTTAGATGCTACTGCTTCTGTGGTTGTAACTGGTTCTCCTAACTATACAGTGTCTGGAGAAAAAGTTGGTCGTACTAGAATTTTTAGAAAAGATCCTACAAAGAATAGTCTTACTATAATAAGTCAAGAAACTGATCTAGTTAACATTGATTTAATAAAGAGTATTTCTTTATATGATGATGAAAATAATATTAAATTAGCAGATGTTGATGTTATTGATACAAATAAGTTTAAGATTTTAGGTTCAGCAGAAGAAGAAATTAAATTTAAAACACCGTACGACCCTGCAACATATACTAACGGAACGGATCAAGTAGTTATAGATTCAGACCAAGCATGGTTTGAAAAAAATGTTGGAGCACTATGGTGGAATCTTAGCACCGTAAAATGGGCATCACACGAACAAGGAGATATTGCATATCGTTCTGGTATGTGGAACCAATTAGCAGCAGGAGCTTCTATAGATATCTATGAATGGGTAGAAAGTTCAGTTACTCCAACTGAGTGGAAAAAACTTGCAGACACCGTAGACGGCTTAGCCAATAATATATCAGGACAACCTGCATATTCTAATGCTGTTTATAGCGTTAAGAAATTTACTAATTCTACAACAGGTCTTCAATCAGGTACAAGATATTATTTCTGGGTAAAAAATAAAACAGTTATTCCTCAAGGAGTTCCAGGTAGAAAAATTTCTGCAGCTAATATTGCATCTTCAATAGTTAATCCTATTGGCGAGGGCATACCAATTATTGCAATCATTGACAAAGATAAATTCCTTGCTTATAATTTTGATTCAGTAATTAAAGGAAACTCTGCGCTGCTTAATATCGAATACTATAAAGCAGAAAGAACACCAAATGTTATCCATACAGAATATCAACTGCTAACAGAAGGGCAAGCATCTAGCCTACCTAGTGAGGCTCTAGAACAAAAATGGATAGACAGTTTAGTAGGATTTAACCAATCAGGTAATCCAGTTCCTGATCCTACTCTAAGACCTAAACAACGATATGGATTAGAATTTAGACCAATACAGACTATCTTTGTAAACAGGGCAACTGCTTTAAAAATTGTTATTGATAGGATCAATTCTATTCTAACAACTAAACCGTTCGGCGATTTAATCGATTTTGAATATCTTAACAAAGTAGATCCGCTTCCTAGTTCTTCTCTAAATTTATATGATGTATCAATTGATACATATCCAGAATTATTAGAAGTAGGTATTGTACGAGTAAAACCTGCTACTTTATCTGCAAATGTTGTTGATGGTATAATTGACACAATTGATGTTATAGATAGTGGTTTTGGTTATAGAACTGTACCGCCTGTGGTAATCGTCGGTGACGGCACCGGCGCAAAAGCAGAGGCAGTGTTAGACAATCAAGGCAGAATAAGTTCTGTTACTGTTTTACAAAAAGGAAGAAAATATACAACAGCAGATGTTTCTGTGCGTAGTTTCTCTGTACTGGTAAAATCAGACTCTACATTTAAAAATTATTGGAGTGTATACTATTGGGACAATGTAAGAGAAGGATTTTTTAAATCTAAAGTACAGGCATATAATACCACTAACTATTGGAATTATGTAGATTGGTATGCAACCGGATTTAATTCTACAACTAGAATTGTTAGAGAAATTTCAAATGTCTTTCAAGAAATAAATTATTCTTTTGAATTAGGAGATGTGTTAAGAGTTCGAGAATATGCTAACGGTGGATGGGCATTATTGCAGCGAGTAGCGACTGGAACTGGAAGCATCCTATCTAACTATGAATTAGTAGCAAGACAAAACGGAACTATTGAAATAGATAAAGACTTATATAATGTAAAAGTTTACGACTATGTTGCTACCTATGACGAAACAGTCTATGATAATCAACCAACCAGAGAATTAAGAAATATTTTAAATGCCGCAAAGTACAATATCTTTATTGACGATTTAGATAGTGAATGGAATAAATTATTCTTCACCAGTATAAAATATGTGTTCTCTGAACAACTATATGTTGACTGGGCTTTTAAGACTAGCTTTTTAAATGCTATACATAACGTAGGCGATTTAGACCAACGTCCAAATTATAAAAATGATAATCTTTCTAGTTTCCAGCAATACCTAGAAGAAGTAAAACCGTTTAGAACTACTATTAGAGAATATACAAGTAGATATACGGATATTGATCACCAAGGCGCTGCTATAACTGACTTTGATGTTCCTCCTAAGTACGATAAAGAAACTAGGCAAGTATTGCCTATACTGTTTAATTCTTCTGAATTAAATACGTACCCCTACAAATGGTGGAACGATAATCACGGATACGAGATAATAGATATTCAATTGTCTAATCAGGGCGGGGATTATAAAACTCCTCCTAAAGTCTATATCACCGGCGACGGTATAGGAGCGACCGCACAGGCCTATATATCTAACGGCAAGGTATCCGGTATTAAAATGCTGACTACGGGATCTGGATACACAACAGCCTCCGTTAGTCTAATTGGAGGAAATGCATCTTCGACAAATATTGCTAAAGCATCGCCAATACTAGGAAATGGTAAGGTTAGATCTTTTAATCTAGCATTAAGATTTGATAGAATAACCAAAGACGGTTCTTATTCTAACTATCAATATGAACAAACTTTTACTGCTAACGGATTCACTGCAATATATGATCTAAATTATCCTCCTACAAGAGATAAGACTAAAATATCTGTAACTATTAACAGCGAAATAACATTAGATAGTGATTATTCTTTAACATTCTATACGTTAGAATCTGACACTTATGAATTATTAAGAGGAAAATTAAAATTAGCTTCTCTACCAGTCGCCGGAGATGTTATTACAATTTCTTATGAAAAGGACGATTCTGTCTTAGATGCAGTTGATAGAATTAACAAATATTACAGCCCAACTGCAGGCATGTTAGGTAAAGAAGTAAATCAACTTATGACCGGAATTGATTTTGGCGGCGTACAAATTCAAGGCACAACATTTGATGTTAGTGGTGGATGGGATGCTCTTCCTTGGTTTACAGATACCTGGGACAGTGTAGAATCTAACAACGATTTCCACTATATCTCAGACGGTAGCACAACCTACGTAACTCTTCCAGACGCACCTGCACTGGGCCAACGAATTTCTATATACTTAAAACGTGTAGGTGACGGAGTAGTTCGTAGCATTGATACACTAGACTCTGTCGGAGCTCCAAGGGTCGTATTTGATCCGGGTATACCAGTTCCTGAAACAGTTCGTATAGATGACCCTAGTTTTGTTGTATACCCAGACGGATCTACAAATTGGGACTCAACAATAATATTAAATCCCCACGCTCAAATGCCAACATTTATCGGCAATGGCGTAACTAAAAATGTTGAAATTGGTCAATACATTACAGTTAATGCAGGAGATACTTTAATATTCAGGCCTTTTGAAAGCGATGGTACTGTTAATATCACTGACATTAATATCATTGATACAAACCTTTCTGGTGGAAGTCTTAGCGCAGTGAGCGGAGCCTATGTAACAGCTACAGGTACAATGGCTGAAGATATCAGCATCGATGGCGGAAAATTTATTGGACCAGATCAAGTACCTGCCCCAGAAGAAAATATTCCCGGCCAAGTATTAGAAAGTGTTAGCATCAAAGTATTCCATACTGTACAATCTGGCGCAACTCCGTTACAGTCAAGAATTGTTAATGGTAATGGAATTACTAGAAATTTTAAGATTGGTCTGTCTATATTAGAATCTTCATCTTTGATGGTTTATATTGACAAGATTAAATGCGACGGCACTGATAGTACCTTAACATACATTATTGATTACAATAATAATGAAATAGTTTTTGTGGATGCACCTCTTGTAGGAAGTGTTATTGAAATTTTAGCCATAGGTATTGGCGGTACTGCATTATTAGATTATCAAGAATTTGAAGCAGACGGAGAAACTTCTAACTTCTTAACTAAAGCAAATTATATAGATACTACTAGCATACTGGTAACAGTTGATGGCGTACAAGTTGATGCATTGTTTATTGACAGTACTAATGTAACTGACATAACAGGAAAAACGTTAATTCAATTTGCAAATCGTCCCGAGCGTAGACAAATTGTAAAAATTATCTGTTTAGGTGCTTCTGCAGATGTTGACTCTAGTCAGCAAGCTGTGGTGCGTGTAAATCAACAAGTTTTAATATTTGATGGTAGCACTTTAAGTTACGATCTTGATAGGTTTGTAAATTTACAAAGAGCCAGTGCTACAGGGTCAGTTCTTGTTGAAATCAACGGAACTAAGTTAACAGGTCCAGAAACTGAATTTGTTACCTATAACGGTACAAATAATATTATTACAATTTTAAAGGATCCACTACAACCGACAAATACTGCTACACAACAAAATATTGAAGTTTTTGTTAACAATGAACAATTAAGATATCTTTTAGATTATGTTTATGACGGTAACAACAATACCGTAACTATATCTACAGAGGTATTAACAGTCGGCGACGAAATTAAAGTTGTTATAGATGTTGGTAGTCAATATACGTTTGAAAATAATAATATTGTGTTTGCCGGAACAAGTTTTGTAGAAAATGACAGCACAACTACTCTACAACAAGGAGACGCAATTACAGTCACTTGGTTTAGTGAATATCCAAGTATGAATATTATCAGCGATGAATATTCCGGCGGCAAATCTAGATATCAGCTTGCTAGAGAACCAATCAGTGCAAGTTATGTTTGGGTATACCTAAATGGTCAAAGACTAACTCAGGAAAAAGATTATGAAGTTTCTATACCTAGAAATTTTGTTTACCTACAACAACCAACCGTGCTAACAGATACAATTAAGATTGTACAGTTTGGAAATTATTTAAAAAGACAAAGTCTAGGATTTGAAGTGTTTAAAGATATGTTAAACATACATCATTTTAAACGTTTTAGCATTGATAAGACTGTGATATTGGTTAATGATTTATACTATTATGATCAAGAAATTGTATTAACTGACGCATCTAATTTATTTGATCCGATCCTTTCAAGGAACATTCCCGGAACAATTTATATCAACGGTGAACGTATAGATTATTATGTTAAAAATGAAAATATTTTATCGCAACTAAGAAGAGGTAGTTTCGGAACTGCTATTGCAGAAATTTATCCTGCAAATACACCTGTGGTAGATATTAGCCGAGTTGAGAGTTTACCGTATACTGAGGAACAGGAAAGATTAGATTTTGTCAGCGACGGAAGCAGTTTATTAATAGGTCCGCTATCTTATGTTCCTTTGCTCAGCGAAAAAACTTGGACTAGAAATACAATTCCGGTCGAATTTGATACTTGCGATCAAATAGAAGTCTTTGTTGCAGGACGTCGTCTTCGCAAGGATGCTGTCATGGTCTATGATCAAACTCTAAATATAACAAGTCCTCAAGCAGACGTTGAAGTTGAGCCTGAATTTACAGTTGACGGCACAAATCCTTATATTAGATTAACTGAAACTGTTCCTGCAGGAACACGTATTACAATCATAAGAAAACTAGGAAAAGTTTGGTATGATAGAGGAGAAAGTTTAGCTAGTTCGGGTGTAACACTGCTTAAAAATCTAGGAGCAATCCCTGAATTTTTAAAACAAAAGAGCACCGAGCTGCCTGAATAAATATACTATGGAACAGAAAAAAACAAGTGAACCGACTATGAAACACCAAAAATCGCAGGAAAACCAACGCCCTAACGAGTCTACAGGATGGCATTTTCAAGGCCATATCAAAATTTTTGATCCTGAAACTAAAGAAGTTTTTATTGATAAACGCAATGCTATTCATTATGAAAATATGAGTGTAGCAATGGTTAACAGTTTGTCAAATCAAGGACAAGGCTGGATTTACCAAATGGTATTTGGCAGTGGCGGCACCACAGTTGATCCTACAGGGTTAATTACCTACTTAACTCCAAATACAATTGGAGTTAACACTGGATTATATAATCAAACCTATGCTAAAACTGTTGATCAAAACGCTACAGATAACGTAGATCCTACAAGAAATAAAATGGAAATACGTCATGTTAGCGGAGCAACCTACAGTGATATTGTTATCAGTTGTTTACTAGACTACGGTGAGCCTGTGGGCCAAGAAGCATTTGATAACAGTCAAGATATGAACGGTAGTTTTGTATTTGACGAACTAGGTTTAAAGAGCTATAACCCTAATGGAGAAGGAAAACTGTTAACTCATGTGGTATTCCATCCTGTTCAAAAGTCGTTGAATAGATTACTTCAGGTAGACTATACAATACGTGTACAGAGTTTAACTGGTTTTACTGAGGTCTAAACATGCCATATATTGTTAATTTTACAGACAAAGAAAACAAAGTACCTATTACGGTATTTGATAACTCAAAAAATGAAGAAACAAGTTTAGATTTTCCGGGTCGTAATGTCACGGGATATGGACAAATTATTGCTGAAAACTTTTTAGCATTACTAGAAAATTTTGCTAAAGGCACTGCTCCAATTAACCCAATTGAAGGTCAACTATGGTATAACTCAGTTGATGGTATTTTACAAATATGGGACAACACACAATGGAAAGCAGCTTCTAATATTCAAAAAAGTACCAGCGAACCTAGTGTTGAAACAAGTCGCGTTGGCGAACTTTGGGTAGATACTACTAATCAACAACTATATGTATTCTCTGGATCAAGCTGGATTTTAATTGGACCTAATTATTCTTCAGGTTTACGAAGCGGTCCAGTTGTTGAATCTGTAATTGACAGTGACAATTATGATAGAGTTATTTTAACATTCTACATTGAAGATAGCCCTATCCTTATTTTTAGTAAAGATAGCTTTACACCAAAAAATTCTATTAGTGGATTTTCTGCAATTAAAACCGGTATTAATATTACCAGTTTAGACATTGGCGAAGGCGGCTTCCTTCCTAAATTTTACGGAACAGCGGTCTCATCAGATGCCCTTAATATTGCTGGAACTGCAATTAGTTCAGCAAAATTTTTACGTAGTGATACTGTAAACACAACAGAACAAGCATTTAATATTCGTAACAACGAAGGTTTAACCTTAGGCGTTGACGGTACGTTTAGTTTAACTAGTAGTTCTTTAGCAGCTAAAATTTATAATGCTACCGCAGGCTCTAGTATAGATTTACAGACAAATAGAAATGGTATTCCTAACACAGTTGTAAAAATTGTCAATACCACAGTAGGTATTAATGTTGCCGCTCCTGATGAAGCACTAACTGTCAGTGGAAATATTAAAACAGACGGCAGTTTAATTTTAACCAACGCTACAGAAAGCACAAATTTTAATAATGGAAGTTTTAGAACAGCAGGCGGTATTGCTGTATCAAAAGGCATATTAGTAGGAAAAAATTTAGAAGTTTATGGTTCTACACTTGTTAATACAATTGAACCAAGAGAAACAGACAAGTATGAAAACGGTACACAATTTAGACGTTGGAACACTGTTAGAACAAAAACTCTAGTTGCCGATACAATTGTTGGAGCCCTCGAAGGCAACATTATTGGAAATGCCACTACTGCTACTAATTTGCGTTTTCCAACTACTTTTAAAATGCAAGGCGATGTTACATCTGGTAACCTTACTTTTGACGGACAAGTAGGCGGTACAACCAAAACTTTTGATACTGTTATTACATCGGGTATTATTTCTAATAAAGTAGAACCAAGTCCTAATCAAAGTAAAAAAGATGACTACACTTTGGTATTTAGAACAGGTGAAGGATTATTAAAACAAACTCGAGATGTGTTTGTTGGAGATCTAGGCGTCCCCGTAGGAACAATATTACCTTTTGCCGGTGCAGCAGCACCTTATGGTTATTTGTTATGTGACGGCAGCGAACAAGAAATTGCAAAATACCGAGACCTATATAATATAATTGGTACTACCTACGGTAATCCTTTTAGAGGACAAGTTGGGTTAACCTTTGTATTACCAGATCTAAGAGGACGTTTTACCCTAGGCAAACACGACATGGACAATAATTCAACCGTTCCTTTAGGTGGAGGATTTGTTGATAGTGGCGGCGGACTCCCTACTAACGAAACAGTTCCAGCTGGAAATTTTGTTATCAACAGACGATATAAAATTGCCAGTTTGGGTTCTACAGTGTGGACAGCAGTTGGAGCATCTAGCAGCACAATTGGTACTGTTTTTACAGCTACAGGTCCGGGATCGGGTACTGGAGTTGCAACCTTATTACCTAGAGTTGACGATACCCAAGCATCTACACTAGGTGGATCAAAAGGTGATTATCAAAATACATTAATTCCTACAAACATACCACAACACGAACACGATTTAAAAGCATTAAAGAGCGATGGTACAAAAGGATTTGATCAATATTATGTTACAAGATTAGCAACCACAGCCCCAGAAGATACTGCGGTTGCAGACGGTGCATTTTTGGGAAGAGGTCCAACTACCCCAGGCCAAACTCAATACTTGCCGACGTCGGGGGGAATTCAAGGATACACATCGGCCCAATTAGGTCAACCGTTCTCCATTATGAACCCTTACTTGGTTGTGAATTATATCATCCGTTCAGGACCACCAATATTCTAAGAGACAACAATGGCATACTTAATTAATAAATCAGATGGGTCGGTATTAACGACAGTGTCAGACGGTCAGATAGATAATTTGACCACTGATCTTACTCTTATCGGAAAAAACTATAGTGGGTTTGGCGAAGCATTTAATGAAAATCTTGTTAAACTATTAGAAAATTTTGCTAGCTCATCTAGACCAACTAAACCTGTAAGAGGACAAATTTGGTTTGACGTTACTGAACTAAAATTAAAAGTATATAACGGAACAGCTTTTCAACCAGTGAGTTCTGCAACAATTTCTGCAACACAACCGACATCTTTAACTCCAGGCGACTTATGGTTTGATGATACAAACAAACAATTATATTTTTATGACGGAATTAACACTTCACTTTTAGGACCCGCTTACGGAGTTAGTCAGGGTTTAAGCGGAATCAAAGTAGTTACAATCTTAGATACATTAAATCAAAGTAAGGTTATAACTAATCTCTACAACAATGGAACATTAATTGGTATTTTTTCTAGTTCCAGTACAGAATTTACCCCTAAAATTCCTATTGCAGGGTTTAGCGGAATAATTAACCCAGGATTTAATGCAGGAAGTCTAGCTGGTATAAAATTTAATGTTACAGCTACCAATTCGGAAAGATTAGGAGGAAGATTAGATACTACCTATATTCGAAATGATACAGACAGTGAAATTGATGGCCGTGTTAAAATCAATAACGGTGTAGAAATTGGCGGCGCAGGTAACGTAAAACTATTGGAAGTAAATGGTAATTTATTATTACAAAATACAGGTCAGAATAAAACAGTAGTAATCAGTGCTAGATCAGGCGGTAACCAATACGATGCTATTGTTATTGAACCTGCCAGCCAGACGGTTAGAATCTATGATGGGTTTACATCAAGCCAAGTTATAACAGGCGGAAATTTAACTGTCAACGGAGACTTAACAGTATTGGGTAATACTGTGGCTGTTGATGTTTCTAATTTAAGAGTTGAAAATAAATTTATTGAATTAGGTATAAAATCGGATAGTACGGTACTCACTAATGAAGAAGCTAATAATGGCGGCATAGTTTTAAAAGCTACCGCTGATAAAGAATTAATATGGAACTATGCAAAACAAGCATGGGTCAGCAGTGAAAATATTGATCTAGCAGAAGATAGATATTTTAGTATAGGCGGCGTTGCATTATTACGTAAACAGGGTAACACCTTTGCATTGACCAATGCAGTTACATTAGCAACAGGTATTCAAATTTTTGGTACCCAAGCAGAATTTACTATTGATAATGTTTTTATAAACTCTAATAGAATTTCAACATTAAATGTTAACGGAGATCTTGAGTTAGAACCAAACGGTAATGGAAACATTGCTCTTATAGGGCTTCCAAGAATTACAGATATGGGAGAACCTACCGGAATCTCCGACGCCACAACAAAAAATTACGTAGACACACAATTACGTGCAAGAAGCCTAGCATTTACTTTTGATATCAGTGACGGTATTTCAAACAATGACATTGCAGGTTGGTTAGAAGATCTAGCTCCTGTACTAGAATATGATAATGGTACAGTAGCTAGAATATTGTGTACAGTTATTAGTAATCTAAGTACAGACGTTAACCTAAATACAAACTTGAATCAATCAACCAGTACATTTAATACCCCAACTGGAACAGCATCTGCGGTTACTAATATTAGTTTTAGTACTCTTACTGTTCCTGGCTCTGCAAGTAATATAACAAGATTGATTAAAACTTATCAAATTATTGCAAATGCTTGGACATTTGTAGCATAAAAGGAATTTGGAGCGAACATGGC